CCCATCCCCAGCCCCTCCCGTGGCTACCTCGCTTGCAACGCCCAAGCGCCAAAGATGATTAGCAGCACTAGAGCTGCCAGCAGAAACCATAGCCTGTGAATGGACGCTATTTTGGGTAAGTTCCGCGCGCGCTTCATGATTCCAATCCGTCCCGTGGCTAGCCGGCGACCAAGCCGAATGACTGGAGCACCGGCAATACGACCACGGCGGTGAAAATGCCGAAAAGCATGATCATGATGATGGATAGCTTTGCTTGCGTGGCGCGGTGCCACTCTATCAGGTTTTCGTATTGCTCTTCATTCATAGTCACGTTCCCGCTTCGTTCTTGACTCTCTCCTGAGGAATTGGTTCCTATGGGAGATGGAGGGGCGCTATGGCGATCCAGCACCGCATTCAGCCGAAATACGCAACCAGAAACGAAGCGATCGTCGCACGCATCCGGGCCGAAGCGGGAGCTGACGCGCCGCGTGATCCGGTTATGACCGTGAAGAAGCGCGTTGCCGAGGTCGCTTATCTGATGGCCCTGATTCATGGGGGAGATTGGAGCGCGGAGATTGATCACGAGACGGGTCTTGTTCTCGTGTGCCGGCGTTCTTCCGGCCGCTCAGTGTTCGCGCGACGTTAATCGCGGTGGTCAGATCCCCGTCGTCGGTGATCCCATAGGCAATGAGCGCGACGCGCAGGTGCTGGTCTGGATCGAGGGCCCCGCCTGATGTCACGTACACAGTCGCTTCTGGCCCGAGCGCGGCCAACACGCGTGCCAATCTGGTGAACCCGGGATCCTTCTCGTCCTTCAACATCTGCTGAAGGTAGTTTTCTCCAACCTCCGCCGACGCGCTGATGGCCCGCATGCTGCGGCCATCCTCTTTGATCACGTATTTCAGCCGTTCACGCCAGTCGCTCGACATGGCGAATTTCTAGCATTTTCGGAGCGCGCCGACATGAACGCAATAGCGTGTATTGACGCGCACGCGATAGCGTGTAGAATGGCGCGCTATGAATGACGAACTCCTACACGATATCGATGCATTCCTCGCCGCTGCGGGGATCGGCGAGCACCGCTTTGGCATCCTGGCCGCGAATAACGGCAGACTTGTCGAGCGGCTTCGCGAAGGTCGGCGCATTTGGCCGGACACCGAGCAGCGCGTGAGAGATTTCATGGCGTCTCGTCGCCCCGACATCTTCCTCCCCCGCCCCAAGGAGGCAGCGGAATGAGCGCTATCTCCGCACATTCTTCACGTATTCGTCGGCTAGCCGGTAGTCTTCTGCGATGGCTTTCAAGATCGGATCAATGCGCTTGTGCAGCCTATCTAGGTCGCCCGACATACGCTCCAGACCCTGCAACATATGGAGCAGTGCTTCATTCGTGTTGCGGGCGATCTTATGCTTTTCCGGGTCAAGAAGGCGTTGATTATCCTCTAGGGCCTTTCTCGCCTGAGCGAGCGAAACAGTCGTGTCCATCGCAAAATCCCTCCCCGGGCGCTGATCGTATCCTCGCCGGTCAGGGAGTCGAGTCGTGAGTTGGTCTAGCCCCTTCGCCCGCGACCTTGGCATGACGCCAGTCGCTGCAAATACCAATTCGGCACCGCCACCTCCTCCCGGCGTTGCCGATAGAGCCGGGGAGGCTCAGCAGCCCTCCCAAGCCCAAGCCTCCCCGGTCGTCTATTCCCCCTGGCAGACGCGGCGCGACACATGGTGGCGCGCATGAGCACGTCGGTTATCGTTGCTTGCCGTGCGGCGGGCCTGAAAGCTGGGGCGGCCTTGCGGCATACGAGGGATGGCCGCCCCAGCATGCGCCCCGAGGACCGGGCGCAACGGGAATCTCAACACGCTAGGTGCGGTCCTCGCCGCACGATCTTTGGTAGCCGCGTCGTCGCTAGCGTCAGGGGCGGGACGGGCGCGCTTGTCATCCGCCGTGCCGTCTCGCCCCGCAATCTCAGCCGGCCCTTGGAGGCGTCCGGCAGCCTTTCGTTCGGCAATGCGCGCGTCGAGTTTTTCCAGAAGCCTACGCGCAGCTTCGCCGACCGTTTCCACCTGTCTCGCTCCTTCGTTGCTCCTGCTTTCCATCGCAGAAAAGCACGGGAGAGAAAGCATGTCGTACCCAAATGAAGGGGATCCGAAACCCATGAGCGCCGCTGTAGCGAGTGATTACGTGCGCCAGATGATCCACCGCGAAGCGCGTGGACCGGGTGACTACGAGAACGCAATGACGAGGCTGGAAGCTCGGTACGGCATCGGCTTCTGGACCCTCGATCACCTCCGCAAGAACAAAGCCAAGACGTGTGAAGTGTCCACGTTCGACCGCATCCGTGCGGCGTTCGCTGACCATTGCGGCAGGCAGGCAGCGCGTCTCCTCGAAGAAGCCAAGACGGCCCAAGCCGTGGAGCCCAATGACGATGTGGCAGCTATCCAAATTGAAATTGAAGCTCTGGTGGCTCGCCTGGCGGCTGCGAAGGGCAAGAAAGTAGAAGGGTGACGGCCAATGACGAAGCTGCGCGTCCTCGTTGCATGTGAACGCTCCGGCGTCGTGCGTTCGGCGTTTCGCGCGCTCGGTCACGACGCATGGTCGAATGATCTGGTCCCAGCCGACGACGGTAGCTTGTTCCATATCCAGGGCGATGCAATCCATGCCGCCTATACCGGCCGGTGGGGTCTGATTATCGCCCACCCGGAGTGCACGTTCCTGGCTAACAGCGGGGCTAAGCACCTCTACGCGGGGATGAGCAAGATCAACGGCCCTGAGCCGGATCGTTGGGCGAGAATGGGCGCAGCGGCGCAGTTCTTCATGCTGCTGCTCAACGCGCCGGCTCCCGCGGTTGCGGTCGAAAACCCGATCATGCTCGGCCATCCCAAGCGACTGTTCGGCATCCCCGAGCCGACACAGATCATTCAGCCCTGGCAGTTCGGTCATGGCGAGACGAAAGCGACCGGCCTTTGGCTTCGTGGCCTGATGCCATTGCGCCCGACCGATGTTGTCGAAGGCCGGGAGCAGCGCGTGTTCCGTATGGCCCCCGGACCTGACCGTAAGAAGGAGCGCAGCCGAACCTACGACGGCATCGCGCGCGCGATGGCTCAGCAGTGGGGCGGCCCCATCCTCCAAAGCATGGAGGACGCAGCATGATCCTCCGCATCCAGCCTGATGATCCCGGAATAGAGCGGATTGAGGATCGATCCAATCCGTTTCTCCCTGTCCTCATCGTGGCCGTGCTGATCGACGCCATCATCGTCGCTGGCATCGTTGCCGTCATCATGTGGGGTGCGTGATGATTATGTGGCGCGCCCCCTCGTACGCAGGCGATCGCCGCGTGGCAGTTGCCGGCACGGTCGAAGTCGGCGCGGTGCTCCCGCCTGTAGGCTCCGAAAGGAAATGGCGGTGGCGCATGTGGGTTACCGGCGGTCCGGTTGCCAAAGAGGGAACTGCACCGACCGAACTTGGCGCTAAGACGGCACTTGATGCTGCTTGGGCCGGGTTTCTCAATCGCGCATCCTTGCAGGAGGCCGCCTGATGACCTCCCCCACACGCAGGGCAGGCATGGCGCGGATCAGCGCTGCGGAGGCGCAAGCGCTTCTCCGCAAGCCGAAGCCGGCCAAGTACCGCAACAAGGCAGTCGTGATCGACGGCGTCCGCTATGCGAGCCAGCGAGAGGCCGAAGTCTGTCTCGATCTCATCCGGCTCGAAAAGGCAGGGAAGATAGGTGGCCTGGAGTTCCAGAGGCGCTTCCCGATCCTCGGGCCGAAGGGCGAGGTCATTTGCACCTATGTCGCTGACGCCTGCTTTTGGGACCACGAACAGGACCGTTTCCGCGTCATCGATGTGAAGGGCGTCGAGACTCCCGTTTTCAAGATCAAGCGGAAGCTGGTGCGGGCCTTTCTCGGGATAGAGATCGAGGTGGTTCGGTAATGGCCCGCATCCGCTCGATCCATCCCGGCATCTGGACAGACGAGGCATTCATGTCCCTGTCCGCCTATGCGCGCCTTCTCTACATCGGCCTATGGGCCGAAGCTTATGACGATGGTGTGTTCGAATGGAAGCCGCTGACGCTCAAGGCACGGCTGTTCCCCGTCGATAGCGTCAATGTGCCGGAGCTTCTAGTCGAACTCTATAATGCCGGCCTTATAGAACGTGCCGAACAGCATCCGAAACAGCCCGGCCTCATTCGTAATTTCCAGAAGTTTCAGCGCCCCAAAAAGCCGAACAGCTCCGGCATGTTGGAGGAACGTTGGCGCGATTATGTAGGAGCTAGTTCCGCGCCAGTTCCGAACCAGTCCGGTACCGGTACGGAAAATCCTCCGCAGATGGAGGATGGAGGAGGTAGTAAGGAAGATGTAGGTTCTGACGAACCTACTAGCCCGGAGCCGGGCAAGCCCGCTCCGGTCGTCTCCCCGCCTATCGTGATCGAACTTCCATGCGTCTCGGGCGAACCGTATCCGGTGACGGAAGCTGACGTTGCCGAGTGGGGCGAGGCCTTCCCGGCCGTCGATGTCCGGCAGCAACTCGCGGCGATGCGCCAGTGGCTCGTTGCCAACCCGACACGGCGCAAGACGAGGCGCGGCATGCGCAAGTTCGTCGTCTCGTGGCTGGACCGGAGGCAGAACGCGGGAGGCACGCACGCCCCCCGCCAGACGGACCCGCCGCCTTCCAAGCCCACCATCGCGAACATCTGGACCAGTGAAGCCAAAACGACAGGACTTATCGATGAACCTTCCGACCCATCATCAGGACGTTTGGGCGCCGGCAACGCAGCAGGACATTATCGTGGGACTGTCGCGGCTCTCGACCTTGCCGTCTCGGCAGATCGAACCGGGCACTGAGGATATTGTCAGGGATGCGATGTATCGCGGCCTCTCGGGCGTGACGAAGTATGGGCTGGAGCAGGCGGTGAACGCCGTCCTCCAGAACAAGCTCGGGCATGGGTTCTTCCCCAGCCCGCCGGAACTGCGCGGTCTCTGCGACAAGGCAATGGAGCACCATATCGCCATGCGTGAGCGCATCCAGCGTCGGGAGCGCATCGCGGCGGAGCGCATTCCCGAGCGTAGGCCGCTCACGGAAGCGGAAAAAGAGCGCCAGCGAGAACGGATGAAGCGCTTCTACATCGCCATTGGTCGCGACGATGCAGCGGAAGATCGCGACTTCATGGCTGAGATGGAAGCGAAATACGGCCGCGACGCATTGGCGTCGATCCCGGACAATCCGAAGCGCTTCGATGTACCGGGCTTCAGAAAGGCAGGATGAGATGTTCATAGCATCCTATCAGCGCACAATGGCGAGCGCCAAAAAGCCAAGGCCGAAGCAGGATGATGGCGTCAGGGTCGTCAATCTGGTCGAGCTGCGCAAGACCGGAAGGCTCAAGCGCCTGTCCATCGACTACGAGGCCCTGATGCGATCGAAGGCGGTGGCCGATGAGCTCGTCAGGAGGGGCAGGGCGGCCGCGCTCAAGTTCCGCCGGGAACGAGGCGAAGGCTACAGCCCGTCGTTCGACGTTATCGAAGATCGCATCTGCCGCGCGCTCAAGGTGACGAGGCGCGAGATACGCAGCGCCCGCCGGAATCGAAATGTCGTCTTTGCGCGCCAGGCGATCATGTATTGGGCCTGCCGTTTGACACCGATGTCCACACCGGAGGTAGGCCGCGCCCTGGGAGGACGCGATCACACGACAGTCCTGCACGGTCGGGATAGCTATGTCGATAAGCGTGCGGATCAAGGGCGGCGATTGAGAAGGGTGCGATAGGGGCTCAGCATGAGCAAGGTCGAGGAAGTCACGCGGGCGCTCGCGACGGATCAGATGCGCAGAACGCTCGCTGCCGCTGGGCTGGAATATGAGCCGGGGCAGGATGCGTTTCTGCGGGACTTCGCCATCGCTGCGATCAAGGCGATGCGAGAGCCGGACGAATGGATGCTGACCAAGGGATGCTGCTACGAAGATGACGTGCCATCCATCCTCATGGGCGACGGGATTGTTGCTGGCAACGTGTGGCGGGCCATGATCGACGCAGCACTAAGCGAGGAAGGTGAATGAGCGCGAAGCTGATCGAGCAGAAGGTTTTCATCGGACACGACGCGTATGGCCGGCACGTCACCGCCACTCGCAAGGCGACATACGACGGCAAGGACCTATGGGAGATCAGAAGCCATCCCGTCAGCCAGCGAGACGAGGGTGAGCGCATGTCGGGCCTCACGGACCAAAATATCAAGGATTTGATCCGGGCGATCGACTGCATCCGGGCATAGGCGGCAACTGACGAGGATCGGCAATGGCAAGGACAAAGCGGCGGCGGAAGATGAAGGTTGGGCCGGTGCCCGGGTGTCAACGTCTCCCGGAAGACCTGATGGCCGGAAGGACGGCGGTTGTCCTGAGCCTGCGGCCGGAGGCGGCGAAGGTGCCGGGGCCGAAGGTCAATGGTGGACAGACCCTATCGCGGTCTGAGGTCTGGCAGAAGGTCGAGACTGCTATGAAGACCCTGCGCGCGCTGCCAGACCATGAACGCCGGTTCTTTGTAGTCAAGAGCGGTTGGCCAGACTTCGCTCGCGACTACATGGACGCATACAATTCGGTCGAGGCCGCCGCCCCTCGCTACCAGCCCTCACCGGCGGACATTTCGGAATACCTTGATGTTCTCTCATGGACGCGTCACCTCCAGCGGCGCGAATGGCAAATGCTCTGGTGGCGGTCGTTCGATATGTCGTTCGGCACCATCGGTAAGTTCATCGGGCGGTCGGACGAGGCTGCACGCAAGCGTTTCGAGAACGCTTTGACGGATGTGTGGATAGCCGCGAACGGCCATTGAGAAAAATGGTTGGCAAGGTTGGCAAATCATGGTACTTTCAGGGCGAAAGTCGCGATTTGTGCCTACTTTGGGATATTCGCAGTGTTCGCTTCGCGCCATCCGAGTTCACGATCATCGTCCTGACGGGCGAATGATTGTGCATGTGGATGGATAAGCCGAAAGATTCTGGGTAGCGGCAGCGGTCCCGAAAACCGAGGGTCCCGAAAGGGACGTGGGGGTTCGAATCCCTCTCCATCCGCCAATTTCTCAAGGCCTGCATTGCAGGCCAGCCGGGCTGATCTCCGGCTGCTCTATTCCCCCGCCCAGCGGGAACACAGATAGCGAGGCGGCACTGCGGAAGGACGCAGCGTCAGAGTGAAGGAAGGCGGGAGACCGCTGACATTTTCGGGTGCAAGTCCCGTGCGCCAAGGAAGTCGGAGCCTTGGAGTTGGTGTCGAAACCAACCCGCCTCGCATCCTTCAATAGCCGAAAGGCAGACGATGAAAGGCCCGCGCGAACTCAAGCGATATGTCGCCAGACGCAAGAAGCACCTCAAGGCGATCCGCTTCGACTGCCTCCTGATCTTCAAGTTCGAGCGGTGCAAGAAGTGGCGCAAGGCCCATCGCCGCCCGCGTGATGGTTATCTGGCGACAGGATAGGGCGAGCGGGCGCAACTGGACTTCAAGGTTCATCGAGAGTGGGGTTGCCGTCTTCATCATATATTTGAATCTGAAGTCGATCTGGTCCCTCAACCCAAGTGTGAACACCGCCATCGCAAATGTGACTGAGCCAACCGTTGGTGATCAGAAGCGGGTAACTCTCGAATGATACCGTGAACTCCTTCATAGCTTCAGGACCTCCGTACCCTTCAATCTCATCGATAATAGCGAAAACACAGGCTCCCTCAGCTACTGAATACCCGCGCTGTATAGCAACGCGATCCGCATCGGTGAGATCGGATAGGCGGATGGTCTCTGCGCTAGCCGTTGCCGCAACGGGAAGAAGCGCACAGCATAGAGCGGCAGCTTTCTGTCGGAATCGTCCCATGCCCATCCTCCCAAACCCCAGACATGAGAAGTTCGCGCAGTCTCTCGCCAAAGGCAAGACGGCGGGAGGCGTAGTGATGACCAAGGAAAGAAAAAGGCGCTCATCCGAAGATGGCGCCTTTTTATGTGGTAGGCGCGGCGCACCAGCCAGCCGCTAAACTCACACCGAACGCCCAGGTAGTATCTGCGACAGAGGTCGCAAGGGTCGGAAAAGTAAGTTTAAGTGGGGTATCAGTCGTTGCTGCCATGGTGACCTCCTTCAGGTTCGAGCTTGCAAAGTGCAGGGCAATCAAGATCAAGAAGGCGATCGGTGCAATAACGGCTGCCTGAATTGAACAGCCCCACCACCCGAAGAACGCTAGAATTTTAGCATAGCGCTCTGGAAATATCAACTTGTTGGGCGTCTAGACATGACTGACCGCGATGAAAGCGGTCGCTTCCTTCCAGGCAATCGCTTCTGGGAGGCGCGATCCTCCCACGGTGCAAAGCCGAAGTTTGCCGAGGCAGAAGACCTTTGGTCGGCATGCTGTGAGTATTTCGAGTGGGTAGAGCAGAACCCGCTGTACGAGGACAGGCTGGTCACTTTTCAGGGCGCTGCCACACATGAACCAGTCGCCAAGATGCGAGCCATGACCATTCAGGGCATGTGCATCTTTCTCGACGTAACGCACGACACATGGATCGAATGGCGAAAGTCGCGCCCCGATTTATCCGAAGTCATTTCGCGAGCCGAGGCGATTATCTATCAGCAGAAGTTCTCCGGCGCGGCTGCCGACCTTCTGAACGCGAACATCATCGCGCGCGACCTTGGTCTGGCTGACAAGACCGACCACACCAGCTCTGACGGCTCCATGACGCCAAAGCCGACGACCATCAGGATCATAGGCCCGGATGACGGAAGCGACGATACGGCTGCCGCCGAAGCTGCATCGGGTGTTCACGCCGGCAAGGGGTAGCGTCCAGTATCGATGCCTGCATGGCGGGCGCGGTTCGGGCAAGAGCTTTTCAGCGGCCAAGATGGCAGCGGTGTGGGGCTATGCGGAGCCGTTGCGCGTTCTGTGCACCCGCGAATTCCAGGCGTCGATCAAAGAGAGCTTCCACGCGGAATTGAAGGCCGCGATCTACAGCGAGCCGTGGCTTTCGGCGCATTACGATGTCGGCGTGGATTACCTCAAGGGATCGAACGGAACCGAGTTCATCTTTCGCGGTCTTCGGCACACGTCCAACACGATCCGGTCTCTTGCGAAGATCGACCTGACGATAGTCGAGGAAGCGGAGGACGTGCCAGAAGCGTCATGGCTGGCGCTGGAGGCGACGGTATTCCGCCAGCCCAAATCAGAGCTATGGGCGCTATGGAATCCCCGTTCGACGGACAGTCCGGTAGATAAGCGCTTCCGGCAAAGGCCGCCGGACAACGCGCTTATTCAGGAGCTGAATTGGCAGGATAACCCGTGGTTTCCGGAAGGGCTGGAAACGCTTCGCAAGCGCGAGCAGGAACGTCTCGACCCGAACACCTATGCGCATGTGTGGGAGGGTGCCTACCTCACCAATTCAGATGCCCAAGTGCTCGGCGGGAAATGGCGGGTGGCGGATTTCGAGCCGGGTCCGGATTGGGATGGACCATACCAGGGCGGCGACTTCGGCTTTGCGCAAGACCCGACCATGGCTGTTCGCGTGTGGATCGGGGGCGATACGCTCTACATCGAGCGTGAGGCCGGCAAGGCGCAGCTTGAGTTAGACGATACTGCCGCGTTCATCTGCCGGCGCATCCCGGACTTCGAGAAGTATGTCACTCGGTGGGATAGCGCCCGCCCGGAATCGATCAGCCACTTGAAGCGCCATGGCTTGCCACGCTCTGAAGCGGTCGAAAAATGGAAGGGGAGCGTTGAGGACGGCATCGCGTTCCTGCGATCTTTCCGCGAGATCGTGATCCATTCGCGCTGCACCGAGGCGATCAAGGAAGCCCGTCTCTACAGCTATAAGCGGGATCGGCATACGGGCGACGTGCTCCCCGACCTGATCGACGCGAACAACCATGTGTGGGATGCGGTCAGGTACGCGCTGGGGCCGATGGTGAAAGCGCCTCCGCAAGGCTGGATACTGACCCGGAGAAACAAATGGTAGCCAAGGTCAGCATCCTCACCAACGCGGTGCAGCGGCGCATCGAGGCGATGTTCCCGCGCTTTTTCGTTGGCTCCACCAAACACGATCATTACGCGGACTTCGGCTGGCCCGACCAGCTTACGTTTGAACATCTTTATCGCATGTATCGCCGCAATGGCCTCGCAACGGCCGGCGTGGACAAGACCATCCTTAAGACCTGGCAGACCAACCCTGAACTATGGGAGACGGATCAGGCTGCGGAAAGCGGCGTAGAGCAGGAAATCCGCGAGCGGTTTGCCGATCTGCGCATCTGGCAGCACTTCGCGGAGGCTGACCGCCGGTCGATGGTCGGCAAGTATGCCGGCGTCATTTTGCGGTTTCGCGACGATCAGGCATTCGACAAGCCGGTGACAATGGTGCCGGGCGGCCTAGAGGGCTTGGCCGGTGTCATTCCGGTTTGGGAAAGCCAGCTTGAGGTTGCCGATTGGGACGGTCGCCACGACAGCGAGACCTACGGCGAGCCACTGTTCTATCAGTTCAACGAATCCGGCCTTGGTGGCGAAACCAAGTCTCCGCGCCAGTTTCGTGTCCATCCCGACCGGGTTCTGATTTGGTCCGATGATGGATCAGTCAATTGCCGATCGGCGCTTGAGCCGGGCTACAACGACCTGATCGACGCTGAGAAGGTCAAGGGCGCAGGCGGGGAGGGCTTCTGGAAGACCAGCCGTGGTGCTCCGATGATCGAGGCCAGCCCGGAGATGACGCCGCAGCAGGTGGCGCAGGCAATGGGCGTCGACCAAGCTGAACTGATAGACGCCATCAACGAGCAGATCCAGTCGTTTCAGGCAGGTTTCGATAAGGGCCTGATGCTTGGCGGCATGACGGCCAAGCCGCTGCAAATCACGCTGCCGGTGCCGGAACACTTCTTTGCCGTGCCGGTGCAGTCCTTTGCGGCCTCGCTCGGCATCCCGGTCAAAATCCTGCTTGGCAGCCAGACCGGGGAGAGGGCGAGCACGGAAGACGCCAACGAATGGGCGCAGACCTGCATGTCGCGGCGCAACACCCGCAACGTGCCGCTGATCCGCGAGTTCGTGAACCGTCTGGAGCGTTTCGGCATCCTCCCCGAGAAGGACTGGCACGTCGAGTGGCCGTCGCTTCTCGACCCGACGCCGGACCAGCAGATGCAGCGCGCGAAAGACATGGCGGAAATCAACGCCAAGTTCCCGAATGAGTGGGTGTTCCTGCCGGAGGAAATCCGCGGCGCGGTAGATATGGACCCGCTGACCGACGCCGAAATGATGCGCGACGATCCGGAAGACGAGCGAGACGCAGTTCTGCCGCCCAAGCCGGAAGACGACGAGGAATAACCGACATGCCGAAACCACTTTTGAACCGGAGCGGAAACGCTGCCGGCGGGGCGGTGCGCGTCAACGTCCGAACCACGGTAAACCACGCCTCCATTCGCCGTGAGCGCCGGAACGGCCGCGATTACATCATAGTGCCCAGCGCGACCCTGCCGGACAACATCGTCATGAACCGTGTGCGCTACCCGGCCGACGAGATCGAGAAGGGCTATGCCTCGCTGGAGAACACACCGGCGCCGCTCGGGCATCCCGACATCGGGGGCCAGTTCGTCTCTGCTAAAGACCCGGAAGGTCTGGCGCGCGGTTGGATTGGTGCGTGGAACCGCAACGTCCGGCGCGAGAATGGGCGTGTGCTCATCGACAAGGTGATCGACGTTGCCACGGCGATGCAGCTTGAGGGCGGCAAGGCGGTCCTGAGCGCCATCGAGAAGGGCGAGCCGATTCACACCTCGACCGGCCTCTACGCGATCATGACGGCGACGACGAACGACGCCGATGCCGATTTCGTCGCTTCGGAACTGGAGTTCGACCACGACGCGATCCTCTTGGGAGAGGAAGGCGCGGCCACGCCGGATCAGGGCGTCGGCATGATGGTGAACAAGGCCGTCCGCGACGGCAAGGAAATCGAGGTCATCAACTCCGTCATCGAGGACGATGCGGAACGTGAGCTCGGTTGGGCGGTGGACTCCATTGCCCGCGCTCTGGAGCGGCGCGAACGCGCGTCGTTCATCGAGCGAATGAAGACCGCAATAGTCGATTTGTTCGGCTCCGAGCGGGCTACCTCCACAAACGAAAAGGAGAACGACATGGCTGTCTCTGATGAGCAGTTCAAGGCGCTTTCCGATGAGGTGAAGACCCTCTCGGACGGCATGAAGGACATCGGCAAGACCATCGGTGAAGCCGTCGCCAACGCGGTCAAGCCGCTTGTCGATGCGCAGGCCGAAATGGCTGCCAACCAGAAGGCGAAGGACGAGGCGGAAACCGCCGAACTCGTCGCCAAGGTGGTCAAGGCGAACATCCTCGATGAGGAAACCGCCAAGGCAACCCCGCTCAACACGCTGCGCAAGCTGGCTCCGAAGGCCGAGCCGGGCAAGGCGGCAGCACTCAACGGCGCGCTTGGTGGCGACACCAAGACGAGCGGCTTCAAGCTGCCCGGCGCGGACAAGAAGGAGGGCTGATCAATGGCTCGCTACAATCGAATCCATCTCGGCCCGGCGCGGAAGAACGATCCGCAGGTGCACGAGGCCGAAGCCGGTGCGGCGATCATGCCCGGCACCTTCATCGTCCTGTCGTCCGGCCGGTTCGTCAATGCCGGCGCCAGCACCGTCGGCAAGGTGTGGCTGGCGCAGGAGAACTACATCGCCATGAAGGGCGTCACGGACGCTTACACGGCCTATGCCGCCGGCCCGCCGGTAGTTCGCGGCGACCGCGTTCTCGGTCTGGAACTCCAGGACGATACGCACTACGCGGCGATCATCGCCACCGGCACGAATATCAGCGCCGTTGGCACGCCGCTCAAGCTCGCCGCCAGCGGCAAGCTCGCCATCGCCACGCCCGGAACAGACAACATCGTCGCGTTCGCGGACGAGGTTTTCAACAACAACACTGGTTCCGACCAGCTGATCCGCATTCGTGTCTCGGGCATCCCTGGCGCGCAGGGTCCGCAGGGCGCACCCGGCTGATCGCAGACAGGAGAAATCACGATGCGATATTTTGACGAAGCACTCGTTGCGAACTCCCGTCCGCACGGTCAGTGGTGGGCGGAAGTCTCGACGCAGCGCGAGACGTTCCATGTCAACGAAGACAACATGGCGCGCCTCGCCAACTCCACCGGCCTTGTGACGAACTCGGCCGCCGTCCTGCCCCGCGATGCGTGGCTGGAGATGGACAGCATCACCAAGCGCGTGATGCGCGACGACGAGGGCGAAGCCTTCATGTCGGACCTCATGAGCCTGTCTCGCGCGGTCCACATCGGCAAGATCGCTTTCGGCTACCGAGTGTCGAGCGATGCCGGCACGGTTCGCCGGTCGCTGTCCGGTCAGGTTCCTGACGTTACCGGCAAGGTCGAATACGACTATCGCCGCGCGCTGGTGCCGATCTTCAACACGTCCTATGGGCGCTCTTGGCGCGAGTGGAACACCTTCCAGTCCGAGAACTTCGACGCGATTGCGGACGACCAGGAGGCGCACACCGCCGCGATCCGCCGCGACATGGCGAAGTATGCGCTCGACGGCGATACGACCATCGCTTTCGAGGGCGCGGTCGGCTACGGCATCCGCAACCATCCGCATGCCAAGGCGATTAACATCGGCAACCTGTCGGGTCCGCCCGCCGGGTTCAACATCGACCTGACCTCCGGCTCGACCACGGCCGATGCAATCGACACCTTCTTCACGAACGGGATCGGCGGCAACCTGCGGGCCAACAAGCTCGCCGGGCGCAAGGCCAATCTGTATGTCTCCCCGGAGATCATGCAAAACTTCTCGCGCAGTTATTCGGGGTCGGCCGGCTACAAGCCGGGCCGCATCATCGACTACCTGCGCACGCATCCGAACATCGCGAAGATCGAGGAAACCTCGCTGCTTTCGGGCAACGAGTTCTTCGGCTTCGTCCCGGATGCCACGTTCATCCGCCCGCTGGTCGGTATGGCTGTGAATACCACGGCGGCGGTTCGCCTGAATCCTGTCGATGACTACAACTTCCTGGTCATGGGAGCGATGGGTCTCGACATTCGCGCGGACTGGAACGGCGCTTCGGGCGTGTTCTACAGCGTCGTCGTCAACAACTGATGACCTTTGAGACGGGCCGGCTCCGGTCGGCCCGTTCGGTAAGGCCATCAAGGAGATGCGCACATGGAAATCGAAATCATCAGGCGCGGCCTCTATGCAGTCGGGGGCGAAGTCCCGGTCGGGACTCGCTTCACAGTGAGCCAAGAGCCGGAAGGCTTCGAGGGCTTCTATCGCGTTGTGTCCAGCGAAAAGGTCGCCATCACCAATCCGGCTCGCGACCCTCTCGACCATGACGGCGACGGTCGTAAGGGTGGCAGCAAGCCTGCCTCGGAAGCCGACGACCATGCCCACAAGCTCCGCGCCGAGTTCAAGGAACTGACCGGCAAGGACGCGGATGGCCGGTGGAAGGCTGATCGTATCCAGGCTGAAATCGACAAGGCGCTTGAGGCTTAATCATGGCGGGCTACGGCGATGATAGCGCCTTTGCGGCATGGCTGGCCGGGCAGGGCTTCACCTTGCCCGCAGGGTCGCCTACGCCTGCTGTCCTGCGCCAGATCGGCAGCAACTACGTCGACGCCGCCTATGAGCCTCGCCTGTCGTGCTCCAGCCGCACGGGCGGCTTCGCGCAAGAACGTGCATGGCCTCGCGAGGGTCATAAAGTCGGCCGGCAGGCGGTTCCCAACGACCTGATCCCGCAGCCGTGGATCGACGCATCCTACCGCGCCGCCTATTTGCAGGCGACGACGGAAGGCGGATGGGCAACGGCTGGCGAAGACCCGAACCGCATCGCGAAACGCGAGCGCGTCGAGGGGGCGATCGACACGGAGTATTTCGGCCCCAGCGACATCAAGAGCAACGCGGCAGCGGGCTTCAACGTTGATCCCCTGATCGACGGCGCGCTGTCTGTTTGGCTCTGCCCTGATGGGGCGGGAACGCCGGTCGGCATATGGGCGATTGGCTGATGGCCGACCGCTACGCCAAGTTCCGCAAGACGGCCGATCGTCTGCTGACAAAGTGGAACCAGGGCACGATCCTCGTCATCCGCACCGAGCAAGAGCCGATGCCCCCGGATTGGCCCACGTGGGAACCGTGGACCGGCACGAAGACAAAGAAGACCTATCGCCTGTACGGCGTCGTGCGCGGTGTGGCGAAGGAGCTGGTGGATGGATCGACCATCTTGGCATCGGACATGGTGCTGACCTGCGCCGACCGCATGACGTTGATCGAGACGAGGGTAGACGATGCGGAGCCGACCGCATCGAACACGGATGTCGCCTTTAGCCTTGGCGTGCCGGAAACGGTCAACATCGACGGCCTGCCGTTCACCACGCTCCAGCGCGTTCCGGTGCCGGGCGCAGGCGTCAAGGCGGCGCACAAGTTCATCATCCGAGGCTGACCGATGCTTCGCCGCCTCAGCCTGCGCGAAATCCTTGAGAACCTTGCCCTCGAATGGGAAGCGCCCATACGGCAAGCTTGGCTGGACGCGATCAACCGCATCCGGTCGAATATCGTCCTGAAGCGCATCGTTGAGAAGCTGGAGCGCGGCGACGTGGCCGGTGTGGTGCGTGATCTAGGCATAGAGGAAGGCGTCTTCGCCCGGTTCGAGAACGCGCTTGTGCAGGCCTATAATTCCGGCGGCCTTGCGACGGTGGACACCATGCCAGCGTTGCGCGACCCGGCGGGCAACCGCATTGTCTTTTCGTGGGGCGTGCGCAATCTTCCGGCCGAGCAGGCGATGCGCCAGCACGCTGCCAATCTTGTCACGGAGATCGTCACGGAGGCGCGGGACGGCATCAGGGAGGTGCTGACCGAGAACCTTGCGCGTGGGCAGTCGCCATATGATGCGGGCAGGTTGATCGCAGGCCGCGTGAACCGTGCCAACGGACAGCGCGTGGGTGGCCTGATCGGCCTCTCCCGGCCGCAGATGGACACGGTCGCCCGGATCGAGCGCGCAATGCGCGACGGCGACACGGCCTATATGCGCGAATACTTGTCGTTCAAGAACCGCGACAAGCGCCTTGATCGGATGGTCATCAAGGCAATTCGCGAGGGAAGGGGCCTTGCGCCGGAGGAAGTCGAGCGCGTCACGCGGCTCTACGCGAACAAGGCGCTAAAATGGCGGGCGGACCAACTCGCAATCACGGAGACACATTCGGCGCTGGCGCGGTCGAAGAAAGACGCCTTCCAGCAGCAGATAGACGACGGCAAGCTCGACGCGCAGGACGTGACGAAGAAATGGCGGCGGACGGTCAGCCGCGAGCCGCGCATGGACCACATGATGATGGCCGGCAAGACTGTGGGCTTCAACGAGCTTTTCACGCTGCCGGACGGGACGACCTGCACCGGGCCGCATTGATCCACCCCCATTGAACGGGCCCACCTTGAAGTATGGTTTTGACCATGAAGGAGGACCACGATGGCAAACAAGCGACACAAGCCCGACGAGATTGT